TCAATCGTGTTTTTATTTTCCTGATAAAATTTCTTTTCCCATTTGTCCAACCGTTCACCCTTCGCCTTTTTAGAGCGAATTCCAACAACCGTGTTGAACAGGCACTCGCCAGATTCCATAAAGTATCCGAAAAACGTCCACCAGTGCATATAAGGTATGGATCTGATTTCTTTACCAGCAACCTTGTTTACTGCCGGTATGATCATATCTCCGTCCTGTTCCCAGTCCATCAAACGGGGCTTTGGTTTGTTCGGAATGTCATCAGTCTGCCCGCAGTCAATAAACTCACACGCTTTCTGACAGGCTTCAGATAAGTGTTCCGGCGGTATACTCTGCCAATCCTCGAACAGAATCTGCAACATAACAACTGCTTTTGCCTGCTCGTCTAATTCCGGATCATTCATTGCAATGAGAATATCAATAATCGCTCGAAAATCTGTTCTGATAGAAAAATCCACCCCACTGATATTTAGTGAGGTGGGTAACTCGTAAGCGATCATTTTGTGTATTTCTCCGTATACTTATCAACAGTAGCCTGCATTTTTTTCTTTCTTTTTTCGATTTCCGGTGCAATTGCTTCTGAAATCTTATCAAGTACAATATAGGCGAACACCTGACCATTTCCAAAAACAGTTGTTGCGGTAATTGGTTCTTTAAATAAATCCTTAGATGCTTCGTATCCGAGCATATAATTGATTTTATCCTCA